AGGGTGGCGGTGACGGTGGCGGCGGGCGGAGCGGGAACGACGGAGAGAACAACCTCGTTGAGGTTGCCGTCGCCGATCTGGGAGCCGCCGCCGATGTTCGCGATAGTCATGTTCGTTTTCCTTGCGCGGGGGGTTAGCCGAGCAGCCGGGTGGCAGCGGCGGGACGGATGGCGGCGTAGCCGTAGAGGACGTCGATGCGGCAGGGCATACGGTCGTTGTTGATGTCGTAGTCGCGGACGATACGCATCGAGATGCCGTTGTGGACTTGACGCGAAGCCATGTCGACGCCTTGCGGAAGCAGGAGGTCGGCGGTGGCGAACGCGAATGCGTCCTTGTGATAGATCAGGTTCTGCGGAGCCGAGGTCGAGGCGACGCCGTTGAAGATGATGGCAGCGCCGGACTGCGGGAACGAGTTGACCGTGGCCAGGGCCTCGGACGACGTGTAGATCGGCGGCGAGATGGCGACCGAGGTGTAGGCACCGCCCGAGGCCGTGTTGGTGGCCGTGCAGACGAAACGCTGGAGTTGGCCGGTGCTCTCGCGGGTTTGCGGGTTGACGGCGAACACGGCGTCGATCGTGAACGTGTCGCCCTTGTTGATGATCTGCGAGCCGGTGCCGGTGATGTTGATGGTCGACTGGCCCTGCGTAGCGACGGTGGTCGTCACGGTAGCGCCAGTGGCGGCACGGGTGCCGTAGGCGTGGACTTTGATCGACTGCGACATGTTGATCTCGTCGTAGCCGAGGACGCCTTCGCCCATCATGCCGCTCTTGAACTGACGGCTGATGGTCGGGCCGGGGTTGAACAGGCCCTTGAGACCTTCGACCAAGCCGGCGTTTGCGGCAGGGTTGACGGTCGCATAGCGCATGTCCATCGGGACAGCGCCTTCGTTGAGGACGCGCTGGCCAGCCAGCAGAACCTCGGAGGTAGCCGGAACGACGGCGGCAGTGCCGACGGCGTTGTAGACGTCCTTGTAGACGTTGGCGACGTCAGCGTCGACGCTGGCGGCGAGCTGGCTGATGCGCGGCTTGAGGATGCGGTCAGCGAAGTCGTCCAGCGACAGGGCCATTTCGGCGGTCGTGAAGTTGACGCCGATGTGCTTCTGGTTGGACACCGACATCGTGGTGAACTGCTCGTTCTCGTCCTGCACTTGCAGGGCGGCACCGTCGGTAACAAGGGTGCGGTCGGGCAGGCGGATGCGCAGGGTGGAGCCGATCTTGGCACCTTCCTTGGCGAAGCTGTCGTCGTACTGGCGGTTGATGTTGCGCGTCAGGACGAGGTTGTTTTCGAAAATCTCCAGGGCCTTCCTGGTGATCATGTCAATAGTAAGCAGAGAGTTGGCCACAGCGGTGGTTCCTTGCAGATGGGGTTCAGTTGGCTGCTTTTCTCATCTGCCGAAGCCGTTCCTGCGCGATCCATTCCGACGTGCTCATGGAAGATACAGAGCGGGGGTCGGTGGTGTCGTAAGCTGGAGCGCCGTTGCTGGTAGGCGTGACAGGTGAGATAGGCGGTGGTGCGGAGGTGGTGCGTTTGACCGGAGGCGATGCTGCCAAGGCAGCCTCAATCCGTCCGATCTCCTTGGCCTGCAAGAGCGGCGACAGTTTCGAAATCCGTGACGCTTCCGCCGGATTGGACCCGAGGTGGTAAAGCACGTCGGGGCCTTGGTCGGAGGCGCGGATGGTTTCGGCCATCTCGGCGGTGATCGGCAGGGACGGGTTGTATGCGACCTGTTTGAAGTCGTCATACTTGCCGAGGGCCTGCTCCTCGCGGTCGAAATAGGCTTCGACAACGGCGTCCTGCTGACGCTGCCGCTCCCTCTGCTCGACCAAGGCAACTGCCTTTTGTTCTGCCAGCGCCTCGGCGTATGCCTCGGTGCTCTCGAACTGGTCAGCCGGCGGAAGGACGACGGGCGGTGGCGCTTGGCGCTGTTGCTCTCGTTCCCATTTACGCTGCTCTCGTGCGAGACGCTTGCTGACGACCGCATCCAGTTCTTCCTGGCTGAAGGTCTTGGGCGCGACGTCTTCCGGCGTTTGGACTTCGGCAACAGGAGGGGCCGTGGCCTCCAGTTCCGGCGCGGCTTCAACCCCCGCTGGGCTTTCGTCGGTCATGTTGGCTCTCTGAGAACCCCCGGTGCGCTCCACCGGTAGAGTGACACATAAGCTACTACTGTCGCGGCTTTTAGGCAACAAGGTTTAGAACACTTGCCACCAGCGCCGGTTCTGACTTTCTGCAATGGCGACGACGGCGTCTTTGCGGACGGAACAGACCCGCAGGTCGGCGTCTCCCTGGATAATGGCGTTGCCCAAATCACCCACCGTCTGGGCACCCGACACGTCGACCGTCGACACGCAGGGGGCCTTGAGGCTATCGGGGATCGTCACCTGAACCATTGCCGCGCCGCACCCGCTCAAGACTAGCGCCAAAACCAGCAGGCAGACGCTGGTCAGCACCTTCGATTTTCTCGACTTCACGTTGCTTCTCCGCTTGTTCCTGCCGGATGACCGGCGTCTGTTCGGCCACGGTGTCCAGCGCCTCGCCGACCGCTTCGGCTTGCTGCGCATCAGCCCGCGCCATTTTTACCGCTGAACAAGCTCCGCGCCACGACAAAAGCACCAGCAAGGTGACGACGATGACGCCAAGGACGGCCCACGCTTTGGCCGTTAAGATGCGCGGGAACTGGATCACAGGACCAACTCGAAGTGCGGGCTGTCGCTCTCGCCCTTCTCGCGCGGCTTGCCGTCGCGGTCCCAGTCAGCGCCCCATCGGATCTCGACGCCGAGGGTGTCGGCAGCGGCGAACATGGCCTTGGCGACTACATCCAGCTTCTTGTGCGACCAGTCCACCGGGAACGGTACTAGGTCGACGGCGTGGCCGTAGCCGGTCTTGGGGTTAATGAAGTGGTTGGACTTGAGCGTCCACGTCACCTTCTGCCCCGGCTTGGTGCGGCCTTGAGCATACAGCTCGGCCTGTCGCGCCGGCGTGCGGACGCCTTCAAGGACCATGAAGTCCTGCTTGGTCAGTTCGACGGCCATCTTGACCACGTCGACCAGCTTGGGGTGGACGCCCAAGAGGCGTTCGAGAGACTTTGCGCCAAGGGCGTAGGTCATGGCTTCTTCCAACTTGCGATGATGCGGGCAAGATCAGCAGCCGACGCGCCACCCATGTAGAGAAGGGCAAAGAACGCCTGCGATCCGATCAGGGCGAGCGCAATGTCCCGCAACGGGCCACCGTCTGACAGCTTCAAAACGATGCCTGCGAGAAGGGCCAGGGTGACGGACACATAGACGATCGTCACCCAGCGCCGCCAGTGGAACGAAGGCTCTGGCAACGGATCGTCTGCGTTTGTCATGACGCGGGCTTTCTGCGGGGTGGGACAGGCAACAGGCGCTCGATCAAGTCCGTCAGGTGCTTGATCTGCTCTTGCAGCCGGATGACCTCGTCGCGCGTATTGTCATGCGAGGCGTCCTTGGCTTGCAACGTGGCGACGACGGCAGCGGTCGTGCCGATTTGCGCTGACACAGCCGCGACTTGATCGGTCGTCGCCTTGCCGTTAACGCGGCCTTCAAGCCGCACCAGCCAGATAATGACTGCAACGCCCGCGAAGCCGAGCGTGATGAGGTGGCCGGGTTCGAGGGTCATGCTACATCACCACGTTGCAATCGCCACACGCTTCCACGTATTCGTGGCCGTGCAGACGTAAATATAGCTGCTGTCCCAGCAGATCGAGCCTGCAACACCCGTTGCAGATGCTGATGCAGGAGTTTTTGCCGTTTGAACGCGGATTTGATCGCCCTTGGCAATCATGATGTTGCGGATAGTGACGTCGCCAGTTGAGAAGTTGCCCCGGATAAGAACGTTTGCCGCTCCGTCCGTGTTGGCGATAACCAGTTCGCCGCTGGCCAGGTCATTGAAACCTGCGTAGGGGCCGATACAAACCGACCCAGTGACGCTGGCGTCTGACGACTGATAAGCCGCGCGGTAGCCCATAAAGACGTTGTTATCGCCGGAGACTTGGAAACCGTGTTCGCAACCGACACCTGTGTTACCGTCAGATGTTACACCAGTCGCAGAGGCGCGGAAAAATCCATAAGTGCCAAATGACAGCGTGGTCGAAACTGACGTGGCAGCAAAGTGATTTCGATACCCCATCAGAACAGAGTCCGTGACGCTTGCCCCGGCGTTAGTGACAATGTCCGCGCCAACGATAGTGGACCGCGTAACTGTCGAGGCAATGGCTGATGCGCCGCCAATAACCTCTGAAAGCGTCGAACCGGTCGCCGGGCTGTTCGCCATAACATTTCGACCAATGGCGATCAGATATTCGCCTTCGGTCAAAGATCGAGCCGTCTGTTGCCCGATTATAACTGCGCCGCTCCCAGAAAAGTTTGCGCTGTTTAGGCAATGATGGCCAACTACTGTGCAATAGTTTAACGCTGTTGAGTTAAACCCTGCGTCTACACCGATCAGCGTGTTCATAATGCCGATCGTAATCGCAAGCCCCGACTGGTAGCCAAGCAGCGTGTTTGAGTGACCAGTAGTAATCCCGTTTCCAGCGGCGTAACCAAATGTTGCGCAAGCGTAGGCTGTTGTTGCATTTGGCATATTAGCGAAGCCAAAGCCGGTATTGATGTCGCCGTTTTTGGTGCCCGCTACGTTATTGTTTAGCAACGGCGCAGTTGACCCGCCGCCGAAAGAGTTCCCCGATATTGCCGAATAGCGCAACGGCCCGATTTCAAGCGTCGTCCGCTGTGCTGTTGCGTCTGCGTCATCCAGCAATGCCCGGCCCGCCGCCGTCAGATCGGTCATCGCCCACGTCCCTGCCCCAGTCGCGTAAGGCAGTTTGTTGGCGGCAGATGTCAGCGCCGCGATGGCCGTCAGGTCGGCGTCAAGCGGCTGGCTGGTCGCGGCCATATAGGTCCGCACGTTGGCTGCGGTCGTTTGCTTGAGTGGACCTGGCGCACGGTAAACCACCATCGCGTCGGTCCCGACGATCGGCGGCGTTTCTGCCGTCAACTGGGGGACTGTCTTACCTGCGGTCATCAGGCGTACACGACGTTCAGGCCGAGGATTGCGCCGGCGGCGGGTGCCGTCGTGCCGTTGTCCGCAGCGACCGTAGTCAGGCCGTAGCCGATGCCGGTTGCGAAGACAAAGCCGTCCAGAACATAAGAGAAAGTTGCGAGCGCAGGCAGCGCCAGCGTCAGGACCGGCGTGTCGGTCCCAACCGTCGGGGCCGTCGCCTTGTCGTAGAACTTCAGATAGGTGACCGAGGCCGACGAGTTGTAGCCGTTCACGCTAGACAGCGCGCCCGCTGACGCCTTGGCAGCGGTCGCGTTGGTAGTGTTCGCGCTCGACGGGATGCGGCTGGCCGCAGTCGGCACTCGCGCAAAGCTGGCAACAGACCCGTCTGCGTTGATGATGGCCACCGTATTGTCGACGACGGTGTTTGATGTCGGGAGGGGGACGATACGGGACATGGGCTATCTCACATCTGTGGTTGCGGTTGCTGCGGGGTCAGCGTCTGAGGGGCAAGATCGCCCGTTTGCATGGCCGCGTCGATGGTGCCGTCGATTGTATCTTGTATTTGCTCCGGTGTCATGCCTGCCTGCATGATGCCGATGCGCTTGGTTTCTGCGTCGTACGCCTTGACCTGAGCCTCGAACTGCTTGGTGCGCATCTCCTGCGCCTCGATCGACTGCTCGACGTTCTTGAGCGCGCCCTGCATCTGCTGGAGCATCCCGCCCATCTCCTCAATCTGCTTCTCGGCAGCTTGCAGCTCGGGCGACTTGTCGTCGTCGGCCAGGATCTTCGGGTCGATTGTCTTGCGCAGCCGCGCGGACATCTCCTGCGCTCCCGGCCAGTCCATGTTTTTGACGAACAGGTCGCCGGCCACCTGCCACAGGGCCGGGTTGCCTTGCAGCACCTGGCTCATGCTCTCGGCGGCTTCTTGGCGCTTGGTGGCGTAGGCAGGCCCGGTCACGGCCACGACGTCGTACTTGCCGACTGACGGGTTGTAGATTTTCTCGATGACGTTGCCGTCCTCGTCCTCGATCTTGCGCACCGGCTCAGGCTGCATAGGGTCGATGCGGGCCATGCTGACCTCGCCGTCGAGGCCGATGATGCGCGCGATGCGCGCCGTGTCGTAGATTTTGGGGATCAGGTCGATGCACTGGCGCGTGACGTGCCGGATCGCGCGGGCGAGGTTGTCGATGTAGTGGTAGGTGCCGGTGTCGCCCTGGCGCTCACGCGCGAGGATAGCCTTGCCCGACCGCTCGTTGGACGTAGCGCCGAGGCTGCTGTCGTATTGCCCCGTGGTCGACTTGATGTCGTCCGACGCCCCCATCTTGGCCTGAATAAGCCCCGTCTGCGCCAACGGAGGCGGCGCGCGCTGCGGCAGTGGCAGCGGGTTGCCGAGCGCGTCGGTCGCGTCGGCGTTGACCTCCAGATACGGCCAGTTGTTGACGTTGGCCGTCTTCCACTGGCTTTCGTAGCCCTCGAACTGCCCGCCGTAGCCGATGAACGGGGCCTTGGGGGCCAGCGCCAGCATCTCGGCCTCTTGGCTGGTCCAGTAGTTGTACATCCGCTGCGCGTCCTTGGCGTTGCGGATGAGGCCGGAGATGTGCAGTTCGCCGTCGATCTCGAACTCGTTGCCGACGACGCGGATCACAGGGATCCACTTGCCCGGCCAGTCCTGCTCTTGCAGCACCTCGAACCCGTTGGTCTTGATCCACTTGATCGTTTTGCGGTCGACCGTGCGGGTGCGCGTCGGCTTGCCGAACAGCAGCCGGGCGACCTTGTCCTCGCGGCTGCCGTCCATGGCCGTCAGGCCGTCAGGGTAGAGGTTGAGCGTGCCCGGCTCGTGCTTGACGTAGAAATACTCGGCGATGCGCACCGTGTCCTGACTGAGCCATTGGCTCAGGCTCGGATCGCCGACGCCCTGCTCCTGGATCGACCGCACCGAGGCGTCCGGGAACTGGCGCTCGTACTCATCCTTCGTGACGTCCTGCGTGATGAAGCACCACTGGGCGTCCGCGCCCGTGGGGTCCTGGATCATCGGGTCCATGTAGACGCTGAACGAGTTGCGGATGCGCCCGATGCGGATGTCCTGATCGAAGGTGTTGTCGTCGCAGTACTCGGTCAGGAGCCGGATATAGCCCTCGCCGTATGTGACCTGATTGTCACAGGCTGTGTCATAGGCGACATCAGCGTCCGATGCGTACTCGATGTGGCGCACCATGCCGTTGAAGATCTCGGCCACCTCGATGTCGGCGTAGTCGTCCGACGGGATGACCTTGCCGGTGGGCCGGTTCTGGCGCTGGTCGTTGGTGACCTGCCTGACGTGCTGTGGCAGCTTGTTGATGGTCAGGCACGGACGCGCGTTGATCGTCATGCCCTGGCTGGAGCCACGACTGGAGAGCACGTCGGAGGGCCACTGGTAGTTGTTATCAGCCGAGCCGGCCATGAACCGCAGGTCGTCCAGTTCGGCAGCCCGGCTGTCGCCGTACGCCGCCACGGCGACGTTCATGCGCGACCGCATGGTGGCCAGCAGGTCGCCCTTGATGTCGGTCTTGGCCATGCGTCAGGAACCCATCCACGAGGATTGCGTTGGAGCGTAGTGCCTTTGCGTGGTTTTGTCGACACGTGCTGTTGATGCAACAGGGAATGCGAAGGTAACACAGATCGCGTCGGCAGCGTCAGGGCTTTGTAGCCCTCGCGCGCGCATGTCCTTCTTGCTCTCCAGGAACATCGTCCCTCGGCTGTCCGGCTTCACCAGCGGCGAGATCAGGTCGCTTTTGAGCAGCCGGTCGGCAGGGATGCTGGCTGTCTTGAGCCAGTCGCGCATTGCGCCCCACATCTCAGCCCGTTTGTTGCCCCACATCAGCGGCTGCCGGGAGCGTTGTCCGAAGTTGACGCCCCTGACTTGCTTGTAGCGTTGCTCCTTGAGCCGGTCGACCACGCCGCCGCCCACGCCGCCCTCGTCGACCACCACCAGCGCGGGGCTGTATTCCTCGATCGCCTCGATGACCCGGCCCACCACCTCCATGGTGTCCGCGCCCCGGTGCCGCTTGATGGCGATGATGTCGCGGCCCTTGCGCACCGCGATGACGGTGGCGTCCGACCCGAACCGCGCCGGGTCCACGCCGATGATGATGGGTGCGGTCGGGTCTTTGGTGGGGGTGCGCTCCATGGCGTCGTCGACCAGACTGCTGGAGATGAACTGGTCGTCGCTCTCGTTGGGGAAGACCCCATAGACCTCGACGTGCGCCTGGGGGCTGTCAGCTCCATATTCGTCGATGATGCGCTCGTAGACCTTCTGGTCGGTGCCCTCGACGGTGCGTGCGTCCACGATCGTGGTCGACCAGAAGGCTCTGCGGGCGTGGAACGCCTCGTAGAAGTAGCCGGTGTTGCGGCGGGGGTTGGAAAACGCGAACCAGAAGCGGTCCGGCGTGTTTTCCGTGAAGAAGCCGTCCGTGACCGACCAGATCGCGTCGGGGATGCCGCTCGCCTCGTCGAAGATGACCATGACGCCGTCGTAGTTGTGCGTGCCGGCGTAGGCGTCGGGGTTCTCAGCCGACCAGAGCTGCGCATGTGCCGCCCAGAGGCGGGTGTCGCGGTTCAGATCCTGCTCGACGAGGGTTGTCAGCCACTTCGCCATCGTGATCCGGGTGGCTGAAACTTCAAACCAATGGGAGTTCAGCCCCATCGCCACCCATTTGCTGATCTCGCTCCACGTTTTTGTCGTCAACTGCGCTTCTGTGTTGGCCGACACTATGACCGTCGAACCAATACGAGTGGTCAGCATCCAGCACACCAGCCAGCTTACCAACGCCGATTTGCCGATGCCGCGCCCGCTGCTGACGACCTTACGGAACATATTGTAGTCAATTTTGCCGTCGTTTTGGTCGATATGGCCCGCGAGTTGCAGGAGAAGTTCGCGCTGCCATTTGCGCGGGCCAGAAAACCCCGCCAACGGCGTGCCAGGCTGGCCCCATGGGTAAGCGAGGAGCACAAATGCGTAGGGGTTATTCCTGATTTCCTTCGACCACAGACGGGACATGAGCGATGTCTCGTCCCCTGCGGAGTATTTCGGAATTTTCATCAAGACGGCCTATACGGGTGGTGCAAGCGTTCAGCAGCCTTCCTCGCGGCGACGGCAGCGTCAAGGTCTGTGTAGCGACCAAGGCAGTAATGTTTCCCCGCCACCATTATCTTGGCCCTCCAGCGTTCGTTTAGCCGGTCCCACGTCACGCCAAGCTGTCCTGACGTGCTGTTCGTCCTGACGGCGTTGTTTTGGCAGTTCTGGGCGTGCGTAACGTCGCGCAGGTTAGCGATGCGGTTGTCGTGGCGCACCCGATTGATGTGATCCGTGTCGCCTTCGGGATATACGCCATGGACGTAGAGCCACGCCAGACGGTGCGCGGGGTATAGGCGACCTTGGATGCCTATGAGCACGTAGCCGTCGCGCTTACCGATGTGTCCCGCTGCGGTCTTGAGGCTGGCGCGGCCATGCTTGCGCCCAATCCAGTGAAAAATCCCCGTGTCAGGGTCGTAGTGCAGTAGCGCCTTAAGGCGCGTCTGTGTTATCGGTCGGGCAGTCATCGTGGCTCTCCGTAAGCCGGGTGGTTAGGGAGCCGGCGGACGTTGGTGCGTCCCCGGCTTCCGTCGTTATATCACGATATGTTCCCTCGATCACGCGCTGATTGGCCATTTCCAGCGCTTTCAAGACGCTGATCTTGTCGTCGACGGTTACGTCCAGTTGCTGCTTGGCGACCCAGTCGTGGCGGTGCTTGAGCAGGTCCAGCGCCACCTTGGGGTCTTTGCCGAGGGTGGCGGCGTCGTAGAGCACCTCGGCGAGGGCTGCCTCGCCGTCTGCCGCGCCTTTCTCCTGCGCCAGCTCGACCAGCGGGTCCATCTGTTGCAGCCGCCGGAAGTCGGCGGGCTTCATGCCTGCGGCGTAAGCGATGCGGTCGCCTTTCAGCCCTTTGCGTGCCGCCTCGTAGACAGCGGTCAGCCGCTGCTCGGTGGCCTGTAGCGTGAGCGGCTCGTGGGTAAGGGACAGGAAGCTCATGGCGCGGATGTTACACCAAAAAGTCGAGGAGCCGTCAATGTAGGCCGATTTTGCAAAAATAAAAAAATGTTCGTGGGGGGTCCCTAACGCATTCGCCTTTTGCTCGGCCCTCCCCCTCCCCCCTCGCGCGCGCCGGCGCGGTAGCATCAGCCTAGCATCCTACGTCTGCGAGCATAGCAGCGAGCGAGCTGCAAGCGGAGCGGCCTAGCGTGTGCACATATAGCCTAGCGTTAGGGGCGCATAGCGTGTGACCGGTCGGGTATGCAATGACATTGCATAAAGATTGGCCAATGGCACGTCAAGGCGCTTGACAGGGTAGCAGATATGCTATCTAAGACAGGGCAAGGCACTAACGCCTCAGAGGGAAACACCATGAACCGTTCAACGCGCATCGCAATTCAGAGCATTTGCGGCCTGACCCTGGTCGCTATGCCTTTCGCCATATACGCCGCGCTTTATAGCGGTTCGCTGCTGTTGGTTGCCGCTTGCGGCATCATGGCCATGGGCGCGGCCATTCTGGCGATAGCAGCCGACGCCTAAAACCGCCGTCAAGGGGTGCTGGACGCGATTCAGCACCCCTAAGCGGTTCACATACCAAACGGGCGCGGGATGCGCCCTAGCAAGCATCCAGAGGGAAAATCATGGCCAAGTCTTTCAAGTCCCGCTACTTCGCCGCGCTTAAGGCGCTCGAAAACGCTACATGCGCGGTCTATTCCGCTGCGCCGACGAACAATGTCGTTCTGAGCAAGTGTCGCGAGCTGGCGACGCCAGACGTTCGCGCGGCCTATGACGCCGCGTTCGTCGCGCTTCATGCGCTCGATTGGGAGGCGGAACAATCGGGCAAGGCATACCAAGCGCGCGACGCTGCGCGGTCGGAATATTACGCCACGCTCTAACGCCAGGCGCAAACCGCCAAAAACAGACGCCGCGCGGAGCAATCTGCGCGGCGTTTCGATTGTCATGGCGATTGTCACGCCGAAATCGCCGTCTGGTCAGGCCACCACAGGGTTTCGCCTCACAAATAGTCATATTGTCATCGGGAAATAAGTCTAACTTGCTGCCAGCTACACGGCTAGGATTTATACCCGTATAATATTACTTTTCTAACTAACACTTCTATTCCCATGACAATATGACAATCACGCGGCGGCAAACAGCCGCGCTCACTGCCCCACGGCGATTGTCATCCGACCGCGCCGCCATGACAATCGGCGACAATATCAGCCCTCCGCATGACAATCCGCGCCAACCGCTCGCCACAATCGCGCCATCATTGAACACAATCCCGCCACAATCGTAAGTGTGCTTTGAAAAGCCACAACCGGCGGATGAAAAGATTGTCGCTTAGCAAATATGCGTGACAATCTGAGCGCCTCCCGTTTCCGGTTAGGCGTAGGCCTACGCCTAACGATAAAACAGACGCGCGTCAAGGGCCGAAAAGAGCTGTTGACGCATATGTCAAATGTGCTAGTCTAGCGTCACCAATCACCCATAAGGCACAAGAAAATGATCATCTATGAAGGTCCCTCTGCAATCGACGGCGCGCCTATTGTCGTCATTCTTACCGGCCTAGACACGAAAAGCCGGAATGAAAAAACGGGCGCCATGATCCAATCATGGATTATCCGCGCCGATATCGCCCCCCATATCGCGGTCAAGAGCGGCGCAGACGCAAGCATCTGTGGGGACTGCGTCCATCGCCCGGTCAATGGCGGATCCTGCTATGTTAAGACCTTCCAAGCGCCACTCTCGGTATATAACGCGTACAAGCGCGACCGATACCCGCGCGCGACCCTGGCACAAGCGGCGAGCGCCGTTGCCGGTCGCATCGTTCGTTTCGGATCCTATGGTGATCCGGTCGCTGCGCCGCTTGCCGTATGGGACGCTCTCGCCAGCACGGCGAGCGGCTGGACCGGGTATACTCACCAATGGAAAACGGCGCCCGACGGCTTCAAGCGTCTCACCATGGCGAGCGCCGACAGCTCTGGCGAGGCGGTCCTGGCGCGCGCGACCGGCTGGCGCACGTTCCGGGTCCGCACGGCGAGCGAGGCAATCGCGGACAAGCTCGAGATCATTTGCCCTGCTAGTGATGAAGCCGGCAAGAAAACGGATTGCGCCTCTTGCCGGGCATGCATGGGAACCGCCAGCAAGGCAAAGGCATCTCCCGTCATTATCGCCCACGGCGCGACCGCTCGCCGCTTCACGCTGACGCGTAACGCGTACGCGGTCGCGGCTTAAGAGCGGCCTAGTTACCCGCCCTAGCAATGGGGCGGGCTTCTAGGCCGCTCTGGCCGCTAGCGAGAGGGACTAACACCATGCATACCCTAGCCGACTATCGCGCCGCTCCCGACGCCCTAACAGCCCGCGCGATCGAGCGCGCGATCGCCGCCGCCGCGACCGCCGCGCATGCGGCCTATCAGGCGGATCCGTCCGACGCTAACCGAGACGCGTTCATATCCGCCGCCGCGACCGATTGCGCCGTTGCCTATCACGCGACGCACGGGGAACCCTGGCGCGCGTGAAAAATAGTTGTTGACACCATGGCAGACCTGCCATAGATAGGGGGTGTGGCGCGGCGGTGAGAAAGCCGACGCGATGTCCACAACCCCCGCTCCGGGGCCTGGCGGTCAGGGATAGGAGGCGAGGCGGGGCGCATCCCCCGCCGCCTAGCCTAACCAATCACGGAGACTGACAATGTCCGACGCTGCTTTCAAGTCCGCGCCGTTTGCGGCCTACACCTCCGCCCAACTGCGCGAGGCGGTCGAGCGCGGCGAAAACTCCGCCGACGCTCGCGCCAAGATGATCATGGAAATCGCGCGCCGCGCTCAACGCGACGCCGGCGACGTGTCTGTCATGACGCCTGGCGAACGCCTCCGCCACGCTCGCAAATCCGCTTGACACCCTAGCACACTTGCCATAGACAAGAGGGACAGGGGCAATCAAGCCCTAGGGGAGATCGCCATGCGCGAAGCCATCAACATCATCGAAACTTCGGCAGACCTGTTCTGCGTCCGCGTGACGTATGCGGGCCAGGTCCGTGAAGAAATTGAAGTCTCGCGCGCTGACGCGTGGGAAGTGGGCGTCCGCCTGCTTTGCGATATCATCGACGGGGACTAGTCCCCGTCGACATCCCATCACCTATCGGCCCGCCAGTCCCTAGGACCGGCGGGCTATTTCTTTTTGGCTGTCTTCGCCGACGCCTTGAACGCCGCGTCAGTCGGTGCGCCCTTCGTCCCTGGCTTGTTCATTTTCTCGCCAGATCCCGCCGCAATGCGGGCGCGCTTGGCATGGATTGCAGCGTACAGACCTTTTGGCATAATATCCTCCGCGATAGGTCACCAATCCTAACCCAAAAGGCCCACCCATGGCAAAGCCCGCAAAAGGTAAGGCCGTCGTCAAGGTAACGGACGACGGTAAACGCGTCTCCTACGGCCAGGCCGGCAAGGCGTCCGACGGTGGCCCGCGCGTCCGTCCCAACACGGCCAAAGGCGACGCCTATTGTGCGCGCTCCGCTGGCCAGATGAAGGCCAGCCCCAAGGCGGCGGCGGACCCGGATAGCCCTCTCCGTCTCAGCCGCGCGCGCTGGAAGTGCACCGGTAAGAAGAGTGGCAAATAAGCCTTGACACCCTAGCAGACTTGCTGCAATGGTGACGCTCCACCAACGGAGCGACCACCGATGAAACTGATCCTAGACACCTTGGAGCGCGCGCGGCTCGCGGCCTCGCCAGCGGAGGCCCTTGACGTTGCCGACGCACTTACGGACCTTGAAGCCCTTGCCGATGCCCTAGCCCGTAACGGCTGGACGTTAAGCGACGCCGCCTGCGCGCTGGACGACCTGAAAGCCCTCCGCGATCATGTCGCGGCGCTGCCGTTCGAGACGACGGACATGGACGACGGGACGACCCTGGTCGAGAGCCTGACGCCTGACGCCTTCCCGCACTGGCTGGCCACCCTTGAAAGGCTCGCACAATGACGATCGTCGCACGGTTCAAACAAGCCACCGGCCTCAGTGACCGCGAGCTGGCCACGCTGTTAGGCGTCGCCCGCTCGACGGTCCAGGCCGGCCTCGCCGGCAAGCTACGCCTCAAGACGCCGAACGTGACGCGCGCCGCCCTGCTGGCCGTCGTCACCGACCGGCAACAGGCCCTCGCGCAGCTCGCGTACGACTTGACACCCCAGCAAGATTGCTAGACCTTGCCCCAACCAATCACAGGAGAAACGACTATGAGAGATCCGAGAGACTGCTATGGCGGCGAGTGTGCCGAGTGCGGCGGCTGGTTCCGCGATGAGGACGACCTGAACGACGCCATGCTCTGCGAGAGCTGCGAACGCGACGCCGAGGCCGAAGAGGAGGCCGAGGCCGAGTATCGTCGCCACGAAGCCGCCGCCGAGCGGCTGGCGTTGCCTGACGACTGGTTCGACATCGCCACCGACATCACGGGGGCGGCGCGATGAAAACCGTAAAGCACACTGGCGCCCCGTGGGTGGTTCGCTGGCGCAACGATCGCCTAACGACGGTCATAGGCCGTCAACGGTTCCCGATCTGTGACACCGGGACGTCACCGCCCGGCCAAGCCAACCCCCGGCGCGAGGAGGCAAACGCCTTTCTCATTTCCGCTGCCCCTGATTTGCTTGTCTGCCTCACGGAGATCGTCGTCGGAATGTCCGGCTACGCAGCGGCGGGCAGTCGGGCCGAGCAGTCGTTTGACCGCGCCCGCGCGGCCATCGCTAAAGCGCACGGAGCGGCACGATGATCCTCAAACCGCACCCCGTCTACGGCTTGCCGCACGCGATCGCGACCGACTACGACGGATCCTGTTCGTTCGAGCGGTGCATGTCGTCCGCCACCGTGGCCGTAGGCCAGCTTGAACGGCTCGACCTGGCCAGCCTCGACCGCGACCAACGCGCCCGCCTGAACGCCGCCGCCGCGCGGCTCCAAGCCGCCATCTGGGAGATGAACCAGTGAGCGGCCCATACTACGCCCAGACCGCCGGCAAAACCGACGACTACCCGCGCTGGATGGTGTGTCGCGACGGCCTGAACGTCGGCTGGCGCGACAAGTTCGGCCCCAAGTTCGCCAGCCGCGCCGAGTGCGAGGCCGAGGCTAAACGATTGAATGAGGAAACAGAACAATGATCGACATGCAAGATCCCCGCGATCATCGCCGCGTCGCGGCCATGACCACCGACCAGGCCAGCCACCGTGGCTGGGACTTCCGCCCCTCCGACGAGCCGCCGCTGTGGTTCAAGGTCGTGGCCGAGGTCCTGCGCCCGCGTAGCATCATCATCCTGCTGGCCTTGGCTGGCTGCATTAGCCTGTGGTGGCTGTGATGGGGGCGGCAACGTGGCGGACTGTTCCCGTTGAGCCGACCGAGGCGATGTTGGTGAATGGCCGCGAGGCGCTGATGCCTCTCGTCCGGTTGGACAGTTACGGGCCGCTCATCGGCATCTGGAAAGACATGCTCGCAGCATCCCCTGTCGTTTCGGTAGGGAGGGAGGAGATCACCGCTATTCTGGAAAGCTACATTGGAGCGTCGGCGTGGTCGGACGACGCGGACGCGGAAGTGCACGGCATCCCGGAAGCCGCCGACGCCATCCTCGCAGCCCTTCGCCCTACCGATACAGGGTGGCGGGACATTACGACGGCTCCGAGAGATGGGGCGGACGTGCTGGCCTGCGACGACGGAACCGGCGAGCACTACGTTTCCTACTGGACTGGCCACTGCTGGTCTGGGCAAAACCGCTTCAAGCCAACCCACTGGATACCCCTGCCTCCCGCCCCTACCGATACAGGGAGGGAGTGATGAGGACTAAAAAAAATATCCGATTGGAGGCCGCGCGGCTCGCAGTTAGCGCGCCGGGCGACGAGGCCGCCGCGACCCTGTTTGCGCTGGCGGTCATGTGGGAGTGTTACCTATCGCACGGAGCGGACGAGACACAACGCCGAATGAAGGTGCTTCCCGAAGACAGCGCCACCATTTTGACGATAGTTCCACGCCAATGACCACTCCTAACATAGCCGATCTGTTGCACGAGCTTCAGGGCGGGTGCATCTATATGAGCGACAGCAACATCGACTACATCGTAAACTCTTACAAAACTGACGAGTTGCTCACCGAAGCAGCCGACACCCTTGAACGCCAAGCCGCTGAGATAGAGAGGCTGCGGGGGGCTTTGGGCCAGCTTCACCGCGATTGCCTTGCCAACGACTTCAACGAACTGTGGGACAGCTACACCGCTGCACAGGCCGTGCTCGCAGCATCCCCTGTCGTTCCGGTAGGGGTGAGCAGGGAGGATGAAGCGTGGTCGCTGGCAATGGGTATTCCAGCTTTCAACGACCTTCCAGCACAGTTTCAGCAGGACATTCACGCCGCCATCCTCGCAGCCCTTCGCCCTACCGATACAGGGAGGGAGTGATGAGTGAATACGGCGATATGTGCCGGGACATTCGCGAGGCCAAGCGCGAGGCTAGGGCCGCTCACGGCGTTCCGTGCCCGAAGTGCGCTGAGGTCAGGCCGAAGGCTTGCCCGTCCATTCTCTTGCCCGAACAGCGGTGCAAGGTGGACGGCTACCGCGACCCTCGCAAACGGACCCGCGAGACTGAGTATCTAACCCGCGTGGAGACCCCCAATGAACACCCCTGACATAGCCGGTCTGTGCAAGAGGTTGGACATCCTGCACGAATGGCAAAGCAGCCCCCGCGACAGGGAAACCATCACGCTGTCGAAAACCACCCTTGAACGCCAAGACGCTGAGAACAAGAGACTGCGAAAGGCTTTGGAGAAGGTCGCCGCATATTACGGACCCGGTCACCGCATCACGGAAATCGCCCGAGCCGCCCTTACAGGAGAAGACACAGCCACGCTTAGTCTTTCCGGCAAAACTCAAACCAGGGGAGACGCATGTACATCATAGGTTCGTTCGACCGTTTTTTTAACGGTTACATCCGCAAGGAATACACCCGCAACCTGGAGGACGGCCACGGCTATTACCTGCCGTGCGTCATTCATGGGCTGCGCGTCGTTCAGGGCCGCACGCTGGAGTTCCAATGCGTCCTGACCGGCTACGGCGCCGGCGCGGGCTACCTCGCCCCGATCGAGGCGTTCTGCTGGCGTGTGCCGGACAAGGCGCGGCCCACGCCCGTCGACTACACCTACGTCCAGCCGTGGGATTGCTTCTCCAGCGACTTTGGCGTCCATGCGTTTGAGTTCCATCGCCGCATGCGGGCGCAAATCCTGCCTGACCGGCGCAGCGCCCGCTACAGGTTTTCGATCGACTTCACCGGGTCATCGCTGGCCGACATGAGCGAGCAGCATAAACACCTGCACGTCATGGAGCTGGAGGACGGATCGATCGGGGCCTTCCCGAACAATCGTGTCCTCTGGGTCGAGCCTGCGATGTGGGACAAGCCGACCGAGGAGCGGCCCGACTTCATCGCCCTGACGGGCGAATGGATGGCCGAGTGATGGCCCGCATGATCCGCGACTTCCTGTTGGCTGCGGCAGCCGTCGCCCTGCCCATCATAGTGCTTGTGGACATGCTGATCCCACGCTAATCTACAGCCTCGCCTCGCGCGAGCCTTCTGTGATTGGTTGGCCTATAGGCCCGCGCTGCTCCCTCGGCGCGGGCCTATTTCTTGACCAGCACCAGCCCCTCGCGCGCCTCTGGCTCGACCAGACGGCGCAGGTCGCTCTTCGACAGGCCCTTCCCGACGCCAGGGGCGACAAAGATCTGCTTCTTGGTCGGATAGTCGGCGGATCCGAGCCGCCCCATGTCCTTCCACCCCGCCTCTTTGAGCGCGTGCAGCAGCGCAGGCTGCGGCACCTTCACCCCGTCCGTCCGCGTTGCGGTGAGACGTTCGCACAGCGCTTGGAACGGCGAACCGATCGCACCGTGGGCGAACTCGCCGACCCGCTCGCGCATCATCTGCACCAGATAGCTTTCGGCGATCGACATACCGTGCTCGACCAGATTGTCCTTGAAGTCGGTCAGCGGCGGCGCGGCACCAGCGTTGAACGCCCGCACGTCGCGCTGCGACAGCCACGCGGCGCACGCCTCGAACCCGCCATCCTTGAACCATGCCCACAGCGCCTGCCCCTCTGCCGGCGTCATGCGCGGCGCGTGGCTCCAGACGCAGCACCAGCGCCGGTCCTGCGACGGCAGCGCCAGCGGCACCGGGTCGTTCGAGAAGGCCAGGACGAACATCCGGTTAGCCACCTCGTAGGGGTGTTTGTTCTTGAGGTTGACCGGCAGCGTCTCTGGCGGCGCGGCGATGATCGGCTTGAGCTTGTTGGCCAGCGCCCGGCGCGTCGAGGCGTCCGGCTCGCGCAGCTCGTTGATGAGCATGATCTCGCTCTCAAGATGGTAACCGAACTGCGACTTGAGGCTCTCGTTATCGACCAGCCCACGGTTCCTCATGTGCGGGCCGCACACCGACCAGATGAACGGTGCCCACATGCTGTCCTTGCCGCAGCCCTCATCGCCGCCGTGCAGCACGGCGTGATTGATCTTGACCGCCGGGTTCTGGAGCTTGTAGGCCATCACGTCCCACAGGTGCTCCAGCAGCGCCTCGTCCGGCACCAGCAGGCGGCAGTGGTCCAGCCACCGGGTCGGGTCACCACCGGGCACGATCGCGGGCCTGGCGTCACGCCAGCGGTTCGCCAGCGGGTCGCCGCCGTGCGCCACCAGCACGCCCTCGCCGGCGGCGTACGTCACGCCCGCGACTGACGCCGCGCCCATCGCCTGCCGGTTCTCGTCGAAGCAGACCGACGCCTCGACCCTGCGCCCGGAGTGGATGCTATCGCACTTGATGTGCCGGAACAGCGCGTTGAAGGACGCGCGGCTGATCTCGCGACGGTCCTCCAGATCGAAGAAGCAGTCCTCGATCTGGACGTAGGCGAACCGCTTGTACCACTCCCGCTTCTCGACCCGGCCCAGTTCCTTGCGGGTGACCTCGGCGATCACGTCGTCCGCGTCCTCGGCAAAGAAGGTGGTCGGCGTCAGCGCCGCCTGCACCCGCTGCATCTGCTCGGCCAGCAGGTCGTCACGCAGGCCGGGGGCGGTGTTAGGCCCGCCGTTCTGGTGGACCCAGTCGAGGAACACCTGCGACGTCAGCGTCTCACAGTGGCCGTGATGGCAGCAGAACATCCGGTCCAGCGGACGGTAGCCCGCCTCGACGGTGCCGTCGGAGTGCTTGTCCTTGTTGGGACAGACGATCGGCAGCCAGCCCGAGTGATTGACGCGGCCAAGGACCATGCCCTGATCCGACAGCCACTTCAAGACGACGTCGTCGCCCGTGTCGGCCAGCCGCAGCGAGACGTGGGTGGCGGTGTCGGCCTCGTCGGGCACGACGTCAAGGGCGGTGCAGATTTGGTCCAGGGTGAACTCACGCTCCGGGTGGAACTCAACCAGCCGGGCAGCGAACGCCTCGCGACCGGGCTTGAGGTTGACCGAGCCGGGGATACGGAAGTTGCGCACCGCGTTGGTCGCGCCGGGGTCGGTGTAGCCTGCCTTGGCGATCGCCTTGATGGCGGCGACGAACGCCGCCTTGGGCGGCTGGTCGGCAAAAGCGTAGCCCCACTGAAACGAGCCGGGCGACGTCTCCATGATCCACGTCGGCTCCAGCGGCGGGCGCTTGGATTTGGTGCCAATATCGTCCAGCATCATGCACAGGATGAACTCGCAGTTGGCCTGCGCGGCGCTGACGCCGGACGTCATGCGGTCGAGGATGAACGAGCCGGTGTTGAGATAGGCTGCGGTGCCCGGTTTCACGCCCTCTGAAGGCAGGAACGAGGGCCAGGTGTACTTGGGCGAGCCGTCAGCGTGGGTGCCCTTGGCGGGCTTCTGGTAGACCAGCAGGGCGGTGTCGCCCTCGGGGGCCAGATTGCAAATATACTCCACAAAACTCATTTCCCATACCTCTCCCGAATGTTGACCTCTGCCGCAAGCGGTAGCCCTGCCGCCCACGCGGGGGGCGCTACCATTACGGCTTCAAGCTGCGCAGCGGCAGCCTCTACGTCGTCCGCCTCCAGCACGATTTCGTCATGCACGTGCAGCACGACCTTCTGACCGGCGGCGTCAAGGCGGCGTAGCGCGTCACGCAACAGGTCGTTCGCGACCGCCTGGACGATGTTCTCGCAGGCCAGCCCGTGCCACAGCCGCGCGCGCGGCCACTCCTTCGCGTCCTGCGCAGGCTTCCACGCCGCCTTGGCATAGGTGATGCCGTCGCGCTCGAAGCGGGCGTGAGGATAGCACAGCACCCGGCCCGAGGGCAGGGCGTACCACAGGTGTTGGCGATCGTAGAGATACGTCACCCGCCCGGCGGTGAACTCATGCCCCGGCTGGCGCATGGCGATGGTATAGGCCCGCTCCAGCGCGCTCCACTGCTCGACAGCCCACGGGTTCGCCCGCCGCCACGCCTCGACCATGCGGCGCGACTGCGCCTCTGGCAGGACGACGCCGTAGACCCGACCCATGGCGTTGAACGCGCCGACCGACCCACCGAACCCGCACGCGAGTTCTTGAACCTTGCCTACCTGACGTTGTGCATCGTCGACGTCAGGCACCGCGACGCCGAACGTCGCCGAGGCGTTGACCTTGTAAATGTCCTCGCCCGTGCGGAACAGGTCCAGCTTGGCGTCGCTGGCGGCGCAGCTCGACAGCCACGGGTTCACCCGCGCCTCGATCGCCGACCAGTCCGCCGTCACCAGCTTGCGTCCCGGTGCCGCCATGAGCGACGGGCGCAGCATACCCTTGAGCACGTCCGTCACCCGCTTGCCGTAGGTCGGCACGATCTTGTGCCCTCGCACCATGGCGTGACGCACCGCCTCGGGATCCTTGGCCGTCTTGCGTGCGAAATTGTGAACCTGAGCACCGTAGCTGGACGCCCGACCCGTGGCCGCGCCGCCGGCGAACACGAACGCGCCGCGCACCCGGTGGTCCTCCTCGTCGGCCAGGTCCGCCATGCGGGCGAACTTGGCGACGCTCGACGCCCACAGGTCGTCGGCGCACTGGACCACGTCGGCCACGTCGGCGGGCACCTCGTCGGGGTTCTCCTCGGCCAGCACCAGCAGCGAGGCCCGCACGTTCTTGTCGATCGACCGCTTGGTTTCCTCGCCCTTGGTCACCGTCATCAGGTCGCGCGCCTGCGGCCCGACCCGTTTCCACACCCAATCCCGCATCCGGGGACTGCGCACGGACGCGACGGCACCCTTGGTGACCGACACGACCAGCGCCTGTATCTCCTCCAGCTCGGCAGCGGCGTAGACCTGCGCGGCCTTGGCCAGCGGCACGTCGACCAGCACGCCTGCGTCGTTGATGCGTTCGTTGACGTGGTAGTCGGCCAGCTCGGTATCGGACAGTTGCCGCAGCCCCTGCGAGATGGCCCGCATCGCGCGGACGTCACGCTCGCAATACTCGACCAGCGCGGTCATCAGGGCGGCGTCGTCGTTGAAGGTGCCGTCAGGGCGGGGGATGCACAGCGCGCGCACCAGTTGGCTGCCCCGGTGATCCTTGCGCATGGCTGCGCCGGCGAACCGGCCTGCGTCCTCCAGCGAGCCGGGCGCGCAGTTGGCGCGGGCCTGCGTCGCGGTGCAGTAGAACTGCTCCAGCGCGAAGTCCATTTGCAGGACGTACCAGAACACCAGCCGCTCGAACGCGGCGTTGTGCGCGCGGATCTGGCCGGTGTGGTTGCTCACCTCGTCGGGAAACGGCTGGCCGGGCAGCCAAGTCTGCACCTCGTCGTCGTCGAACGCCCACGACATGCACAGCACGTCGGTCGAGGGGTCACGGGCATAGTTATAGACGCCGTGCGCCTTGAGATCGCAGCGGCTGCGCGTCTCGAAATCTATCCAGAGTGTCTTCATGTGATTGGTCGCGGATCGCGGGCCGACCCGGAGGCCGACCCGCT